TCGGGCTCATAACCCGGAGGCCGTAGGTTCGAGTCCTGCCTCCGCAACCAGAAAAACAGCCGTTTTCGTAAAGAAAACGGCTGTTTTTGCAACTTTAACAAGATATTCTATCTGTGACGAGAAGAAATAATTCAACTTTAGTTCAACTCACTTTGAAAATTCAAGCCTTTTTCAAAAACACGTCAGCTAAAATGTCAGCGTTTTTCCGATCGGCGCTCTCCATCACATGTGCATAGATGTTCGCCGTTGTGCTGACTTGCGCATGACCTAACCGCTTGGAAATAGATACACTGTCCACGCCGCTAAAGTAAAGCATAGAGGCCATTGTGTGCCGGAAAGCATGAGGATTGATATGCGGGAGATCGTGCCGCCTGCTGAACTTAGACAACCAGTCTGTTATGCTGTCCGGGTGCATTGGCTTTCCGTCATCTTGAGCAAACAAAAAGCCCTGTTCTCGGTAATATTCACCCAGCCGCAGCCGCTCCGCGTTCTGCCATGCCCGGTATTGCCGAAGGAGCTGCATCGTTTCCGTTGGCAGAGAAACCCAACGATCCGAAGTCGCGGTTTTTGGCGTATCCTCATATACGCCTATATCCGGCGAGTAAAGGATGTTGTTGCAGATATGAATGCGGTTTCCTGTAAAGTCAACAGCATTCCATTTCAGCCCCAGCACTTCACCGCGCCGCGCTCCTGTGATGAGCAGTAAATGTGTGAGCGTTTTCCATTTTAGCGGTTCTGCGTCCAGTGTATCACGGATAGCTGCAACCTGTTCCGGCTGAAAGTAGTTGACTTCCTTTTTAGTGACTTTCGGCAAGGTGGCCTTCGCCGCGACGTTGAACGGGACAAGCCCTTCTTTCTCCGCTTGGCCTAACACGGTGGAGATCAGGCGGTGATGCTCGAGTATCGTTTTCGGAGACAAAGTGCGCTCGTTTTCTTGAAACGTGAATACCTTCTCAGGTTTCATACCGAGCGCAAGCGCGATTTTATCGGCAGAGTCCTTGTCGATAGAAGTACCTTTGACAGCTGCGTACACAGTGCGGAGCGGTACGCAGCTTTTCTCTGCCAGCGCGGCGCGCGTGAGAGAGTGCTCTTTCAATTCTGCTGCAAGGTCAATTTTGGACACGGCACGGATACTGCCTTTTCCGGCGCCGGACTTGGAGAGCTCAAGATAAAAGCTGTTCAGGTGATCGGCACGGAGGTCTTTTAACTTGATATGCCCGATTGCGGGATAGATGCGCACTGCCAGCTCCTTATAACGAACGATGGTTGAATGCTTTATTCCTCGCTGCTCTTTCAAATCAATCACATAATTGCAGTATTCCTCAAACTTCAAACGGCTGTCGGAGGTCACACCCTCCCGGCATTCCTTTTCAAAGGTCGCGGCGAAAGCCTCGGCCTTTTTTCTTGCGCTTTTCTCCCTCCATGTGGGCGAGACTTCAAAGGTGGCCGTCCACGGCTTGAGCTGCTTTCCGTCAGAACCACGGCCACGGTGAACGCGGATAGAGTAGGAGATCAGCTTGCCGGACTTATCCCGGCGCTCTTGGATGTTAGCCATTATGTTCACCTTCTTTTCCAAATGGTAGCCCTGATAATTCAAATGCGACAAAACGATTGATCTCAGAGATTAAAGTTCTCCATTGTTTATGCGAAATCATTGCAACCTTTCCGTTTCTGCTACTGATTTTCACTGCATTGTCGGAGTAAATTTGCTTAATAAAATCGTTGCTCTCAGAAAGATTGACTTCTTGGATATCATATCCATGCAATTTGATTAAATTTACAATATTGCTGTAAACGTCGTGTAACCCGCTCAACCCATTTTCAAACATTTCATGTTCCGTGCGAAAATCATCTTTTAAAAGAAGATACTCAACACGAACATTGAGGACTTGCGCAAGCAGTGATGCGTATTCCACAGATATTGGGCGCGTTCCATTTTCCAAGTAAGAAATTTGCTTTTCACTACGTTCTTTCCCTCGATTATCCGGCAATTTCATAACGGCCTCAATTAGCTGCTCTTGAGAAAGACCACATGCAATCCGACATTCTTTTAGCCTTTTTCCCATCAGGAACATAGATTCCTTCTGTTGTGTTACTTTTTTCGTAAAAAGTCCCCCCTATCGCCAAAAATAGAACAAAACTGAAGTCAACTGAGTTGTTACATGATGGTAACATTTACGTTACAATTATAGGCGACGTAGGACGATACGTCAAGTGCTAATACGAAAGGAGGCTGTCGCTTATGTTTCAAACAGTTCGGCAAGTTGCACGTTATCTTGAAATCCCCGAAAGCCTTGTACGTCGCCTTGTGGCGCAGGGTGTTTGCCCGGGCGTCTATTCCGGAAATCGTTTTCTCGTGAACGTCGAGGCGCTGCATGAATATCTCGAGGCTGAGAGTCGACAGGTCAAGGAGGTGCAAGCGTGAGACAATATTTGGTGTCCGATCTGCTCCATGAGGGCGCAGAGAATGGCACGACGCTTACCGAGTTAGTCCAGCTCACGGGCGAGGATGAACGGTCAATTCGCCGTCGTATTCAGACGGAGCGCAAGGCCGGAAAGCTGATTCTGTCTGACTGCAAGAGCGGGTATTTTCTGCCGACGAGCACGCTTGACATTCAGCGCTTCATCAACTCGATGTCGAGAAGATCAAGGGAAATCGCGGCAATCTCACGCGCGGCGGAAGATGCGCTCTTGAAGATGACCGGGCAGGAGACCTTGCGGGGGTGGCAGAATGGCTGAACGAAGAATGTTCGCAAAGTCGGTCATCAACTCGGCTCGTTTCCTGACGATGCCGCCATCGTCGCGCTTGCTTTACTATGATCTCGGTATGGCTGCGGATGATGACGGAGTCGTAGAAGCCTTTACAGTGATGCGAACGACAGGCGCAGCGGATGATGATCTGCGGGTGCTCGTCTCCAAAGGATTCGTGTCACTGCTGAACGATGAGTTGGTCGCTTATATCACGGATTGGAGCACAAATAATCAGATCCGCAAGGACCGATACCAGCCGAGCATTTACAAAAATTTGCTGGTGAAATTGGGCGACGGCAACCAACGGTTAACCGATGGTTTACCAGATGGCAACCAACGGTCAACCCAGTATAGGTTAGGTAAGGATAGTTTAGGTAAGGTTAGTACAGGTGAGGAGAATAAGGCGGCTACGCCGCCACGCGCGAAGCGCTTCACCCCGCCCACGTTAGCAGAGGTTCAGGCCTATGTGCTTGAACGCCAGTCGCCAGTAGACCCGCAGGGGTTCATCGACTTTTACGAGTCGAAAGGCTGGCTGGTCGGCAAGACCCCCATGAAAGACTGGAAAGCGGCTTGCCGAAATGCGGAGAAGTGGGAACGGTGGAACCGCAACGACAGCCGCAGCAAGGTGAAGACCACTGCGGACTACGGAACGGAGGACTTTTTCAATGCTTGATAACCTTGTTCAGAAATCGCTGGAGCATTCCGCTGAGAAGCCGGGTGACTACATAAAGGACGGCGTTCTTTGCTGTGGCGCGTGCGGAAAGCCAAAGCAGAAAAAGATCCACTTCCCCAATATGGGAGATAGGCTGGTAGGGATCGCCTGTGACTGCACGGAATCGGAAAAGGCCAGCGCGGACGATGCGAACGATACTGCCGCCTTTGAAACGATGATGGAGCGCCGCCGCATCGAGGATTCTATCGTCGATCCCTCATATCGAAAAGTCACCCTTGCCGATGATGACGGCGCAAATCCGAAAATCTCTAAGATTTGCAGAAAGTATGTCGATCAGTGGGAGAAGGTATCGACGGAAAATATCGGCATCCTGTTTCGCGGTCCCGTCGGCACGGGCAAGAGCTTTTTCGCCTGCTGCATCGCAAATGAGCTGCTGAAAAAACGCGTACCAACGGCGGTAACAAGCTTTCCGCGCCTCTTGAATCTGCTGCAAAACAGCAAAGACCGTCAGGGCTTGCTTGACCGACTGAGTACATACAAACTGCTCGTCATTGACGATCTCGGCGTTGAGCGTGATACCGGGTACGCGGCGGAGCAGATTTTTGCAGTCATCGACGCGCGCCGCCGCTCGAATCTGCCAACGATCGTGACTACGAACCTGACGCCGCAGGAGATGGATGCGCCGGAGACGATGCAGTACAAGCGCATTTTCGACCGCGTGGCGGAAATGTGCCCTGTCTCGCTGCTGATAGACGGTGAGAGCCGCCGCATCCAGAATGCCCAGCGCCGCAAGGAGATTGCAAGAGAACTACTGCTATAAAAAGCGGCCTCCTGAAAGCTCAGGAGACCACCCATGATGAATGTTATCTTATCAATTTCATTTTATCATGGGAGGTAACGATATGCAAGAGTCGAAAGGCGAGCGAACAAGCGAAATTGCAGCAGCGGTACAGGCTGGCAAGGCGGACATTCTAAGCCTTTGGGCGGCGGTTGAACGCTTTGCATGGCAGCAGACCTTGAGGTGGGTGCGGGCAATGGAAGGCCGTGCGGGTGTCGAGGAAAGTGATCTCCTGCAAGTGGCGTTTATCGCTCTCATGGATACGCTGCCGACATGGGATGTGAACAAGGGTGAATTTCTCACGCTGTACGGCATTAAGCTCAAGGCGGAGTTCACAGAAGCCTGCGGGCAGCGAACACAGCGGACGCGATGTGACCCCATCAACACTGTTTGCCGGTCGATGGACGAGCCGATAGGCGACGAGGACAGCGACCTGACGCTTGGTGACACAATCTCAGATGAAGCAGCAGAAGAGGCCTTTGAGAACGTCGAACAGCGGGACTTTCAACAGGCTGTGCAAGCGGCACTTGCACAACTGCCAAATGCACAGCGCGAGGCCATCATCGGTGAATTCTGGTTCGGGCGAAAGCCCGACCCAAAGCTGCGGCGGGAAGCGCTGCGAGCCTTGCGGCATCCGCGTATCCGCAAACCGCTGATGGAGTATTACTAATAAAAAACACTGAAACGTCAGATAAAGCAGAGCCGGAAAGGGGGCTTTTCAAACTTTGGCAAAGAAAATTCGAGACGAGACCATTATTGACGCGCTTTTGATCTCCGCGACGGTGCGGAGCGCGGCGGCAAAGCTCGAGATCAACGAGCAGACGATCTATCGCCGAAAACGCGACCCTGAGTTTATGCAGAAGTATAACGAGGCACGGCGCGAGCGAACCGAAGCGGCGCGTAACGTGCTGCAGGAGCGGGCGCACGCCGCTGCGGATACGCTGGCAACGATCATGCAGGATGCAGACGCGCCCGCACAGACCCGCGTGAGTGCCGCGGCAGAGATTTTACGGCAGACGGTGAAGTACACGGAGATCACAGATATCATGCAGCAGCTTGACGAGCTGGAACGCTGGAAGGAGGAATTAAATGGCAACCGTTGACGCACGTCTTGCATCCTTGCGCAAGTTTTTGGAATCTCATGCAAGCGGCGAAACCGTCTTCATTGTCGAGGGCGGCGGCGAATATCACACAAAAGAAGATCCGTTTAACTACCTGATGCAGCACGGCGCATTTACCCATGATGGCAAGCGCATTGTCCTTTACCCGCACCCGGTAGAGGGCTTAGACGCGTTGAGCCTTTCCCTCTATCAGATGCTTGACGAAGCCATTGAGCGCGGCAAGCTGGAATTGCCAGCGCTGGAGAGTGATGAGATCGGAGGTGAAGCCCTTGAATAACGGAATTAAAGCCCGCATTGCCGCTTTACAGGCGATTGCAGCGCAGGAGAAAACCGGCGTAGCAATTATGACCTTGCTTGAAAATGGCGCGTGGGCGGCTTGCAGAGCGCCGCAAAGCCCTGAAAAGGTATTTCAGACAGAGCAGGATGCGCGAGCCTATTTATCAGGCTGCGATCCCATTATCGTTATTGACGTTTGAAAAATCAATCACTTTCGCTCAATTTTGAGCACAACCCGCTCAGAATTGAGCAAGTTGAAGATAGACGGCGGGAAAGACCGCAGAAAGGAAACTTCACTATGGAATTGAATGCAAGAATTGAGACCGCTGAGAGCGTAAAGGAAAAGGCAAAGACTGCCCTCGGCCTTGATTTGAGTAGCGCCCTTGACCTTGTAAAGCGCGGCGACTATGACAGCGACGAGGCGTATCTGGACGCTTGCACCCGCGCCGAGTTGGAGCGTAGCAGCCCTGAATACAGAGCCGCCAGAAGCCGCCTAAAGGTCGAATACCAGGCACGGCGAGAGGAACAGGAGCGCAAGGCACAGAGCGAAAACTATAAAGCAATCCGCAGCAGCGTGAGCCTTGACAGCGTAGACAAGCACAATATCGACGAAGAAGCCGCCGCACTTGCCCGCCGTGATCTTTCCGCAAATCGTATTGCCGCGTCCGATCTGGGCGCGACCATTGAGAAGTACGCGGCAGAGCTGACGGAAAAAGCAAAGGACAGTAAGGCCAGCAGCGCTCTTTTCAATGCTATGCTGCGCGGTCAACTGTAAGGAAAGGAGAACACACCATGAGCCAGTTTAACATTTATGCCCGAAGGCTCGATACAGCTTTCAAAGAAGCCCGCAGCGAATACAACACCGCTTTCCGCGCACTCCAAGAGGCGCAGCAGGCCAGCCGTGACGCTAACGCATGGAAGCCCGGAGACAGCGCCGAGGAAAAGCAGGTTAGAACAACCCGTGCAGCGCTAAAGCTGCATGACGCAGAAGCCGCCTTTAGCGAGGTGAGCGCCCGCGTTTGGGACAACTTCAAGGCCACGCGCCGCACGATCCGCGCCGAGCTGGAACAGGCAGTGCGCGCCGCCAATATTGCAAACCCCGACGCCATCGACAATGGCGCGCTTGAACTGCTGAAAACCGGCGTTCTTTCCCCGGCTGATTACTCCGCGTTCATGGAGCGATTCGACAGCAACCACACCATGTTAAAGTTAGTTGGTCACTACGCAGCCGAAGCCGCAAAGACTACGGACAGCCGCCGAGAGGCCGCAGTCCTTAACGCTATCGCTCTTGACTGCCAGAGCGGGGAGGGCGCAGTCATGCGGGCATGGGACAGCATTTCGGCAATTTCTGACAGTTGCGGCGACGGGGACGGCTACCGGCGCAAATCGCCCGGTGTAATTGTCAGCATGAGCGAAAAATGGGACGATCTCGCGGGCGAGGCCGTGGAGAACTTTTGATTTTCGATAAGCGGCAGAGATCAACATACTGCTACAAAGTTTCCTGAAAACAAATTTAAGGAGAGATAAATATGGAACTTAGTTTTGCGAACGGTGTGCAGGAATACACCGTGCACGGCGTTAAGGGTGATGTGATCATTCGATTCAACCCGACTGACGGCGCATTTATCCAGCGTCTTTACAACGCGTTTGACACACTGGACAAGAAGCAGGATAAATACGCAGATGAGGTGCAGAAGTGCGGCGACCGCGTTGAGATTTTCAACATTGCCGACCGCCGCGACAAGGAGATGCGCGAGATCATCGACGGCCTTTTTGAAGAGCCGGTATGTGACAGCATCTTTGGCAGCATGAACCTTTATGCGATGGCGGACGGCCTGCATGTATGGACAAACTTCCTGCTCGCGCTGATGGATGAGACGGACAGCGCCTTTGCTCGTGAGCAGAAAGCCACGAATCCGCGCATTCAGAAGTACACGGCAAAGTATCGCCGATGAATTGGGGCTTGCCTACCTCCGTTGAGATCGGCGGAGAGAGCTATGAGATCCGCACGGACTTTCGCGTTATCCTCGATATCTTCGTAATGCTGAGTGATCCTGATTTGAGCGGCACTGACCGCGCAGAGGGCATCTTGCAGATGTTTTATGTCTCGCCTGAGGATATCCCGCCGCAGCATCTACAGGAAGCCGTAGACCGCTTTACGTGGTTTCAGAACGGCGGACAGGTACAGCAGAACGGAAAGAAGCAGCCGAGGTTGGTTGATTGGGAGCGGGACTATCCTTTGATCGTCCCGCCCATCAACCGGATATTCGGGCGGGATATCCGCGAAGTGCCTTACAATATCGAGACGAATACCGGGGGCGTCCATTGGTGGACATTCCTCGGGGCCTATAACGATCTTGGCGACTGTACCTTTGCACAGGTCGTGCGCATCCGGGATAAAAAGGCACGCGGCAAGACACTCGATAAGGACGAACGCGAGTGGAGCCGCCGCAATGCGGATCTTGTGATGCTCAAAGAAAAATTGAGCAAGACAGATGATGAGACCATCCGCGCATGGATGGGAAAAAAGGAGTGATTCAATGGCAAAAGCGGATGGAAGTGTGATTTTCTCCGTCGACATGGATTCTACCAGAGCGCAAAAGAAGCTCTCTAAGCTGCGAGACCAGATTTATGAGCTGAATGACAAGCTCGAAAAGGAAACAGGCACTAAACTGAAGCTTGAAAAGCAGCTCGACGCGGCGACGCAGGCGGCAAAAGCAACGGAAGAGCGCGTGAAGAAGCTGCGGCAGGAGGTCGAACGTCTGAATGACCGAGAGTGGATCCAGAAGCAGGGATATTCCTCAAGCGAGTATCAGGCCGTCATCGCCCGCCGCACTGCCGCTGCGGAAGAACTCAAGGAACAGGAAACACTTTTGCAGGCGCAGCAGAAGGAAGTAAAGACGCTTTCTGCCGATTATGACAAGACAACTGCCGCGGTGGAAAGCTTGACCACGCAGTTGGATAAGGCAAAACTGGCAGCCGGTGAGATGATCGCCAATGTCAAGCAGGAGGCAAAAGAGCGGGAAAAGGAAGCATCTGCGCTCACCAAAGCAGGGAAGCTTGCAGACCGCTTTGGCGAGCAGATCAAGAGCCTTGCGCGCAGTATGCTTGTCTTTTCGGTTATCACAGCGGCGCTTGCCGCCTTGCGCAAGCAGATTAAGGCGGCTATTGCGACCAGCGCAGAGGCATCCGACGCTTTTGCCCGCCTCAAAGGTGCGCTGCTGACGCTGGCTGCGCCTTTGATGGACGTACTCATTCCGGCGCTGACGTGGCTAATGAATCTGCTTGCGGCCATTGTGTCGGAGATCGTGACGATCATTTCGATTCTGAGCGGTAAGTCAAAGAAGAGCATGGAGGCATCGGGCAAAAACCTCTACAAAGAGGCCGCCGCCATTGACGCGACCGGCAAGGCCGCAAAGGAAGCAACAGACGCACTCGCGGCGTTCGATGAGATCAACAAACTCAGCACGACAACGTCCGTTGGCGGTGGCGGCGGAGCATCCGCCATTGCGCCGGACTTTGACTTTGACGAAGGCCCCATGATGGAAAAGCTCGACAAGGTGTTCCAGAAGATCAATGATATCTTTAAGACCATCCGCGCGGGGCTTGAGATCGTCGTGGATGACCTAAAATGGAGCTTTGACAAGAAAGTTATCCCCAAGAGCAAGGCAACATGGCTGACCGTTTTAACGGCGCTGCTCGGTGCAACACTCGGCGCGGCGTTCGGCGGCATCACGGGCGGCGTCATCGGTTTATCCCTCGGTGTGCTGCTGGGGCTGTACCTTGTGGGCCTTGACCCCGAAACATGGAAAACCGAGATGGACGCAGAGGATGCGTGGATCGTGGTCATCACGGCTTTGCTCGGTGCGCTGCTTGGCAGCGTGTTTCTTGGCATCACCGGCGGCGTGGCCGGTTTCAGCCTGGGCGCGATCCTCGGCCTCTATCTCACCGGTTTTGCAGAGGGGGACGAGGAACACGGCGGCAAATCGCAGCTTCTTTCCGAGTTGATCGTCGTGCTGTGCGCGCTGCTTGGCGCTGTTATCGGCTCTATCGTGACGCCGGGCGTCGGTACAGTCGTCGGCATGGGATTAGGCCTGATTCTCGGACTGAGCATTTACAGCGTCCGCAAAGACCCGAAGAAGGGCACGCAGCGGCTTGTCAGCATCGGGCGCAGCGTACTTCTTGGACTGCTGGCCGGTGTTCTTGGCGTTGGCCTTGCAGCGCTGGGAATCGTCAGCGCCGGTACGGCGTTCATTATCTCGGCGGCGATCGGCCTTGCGCTGAAATTTTTCGTCGACAGTGTGGACGATTCCAAAGTCAAGAAGGCGACATCCAGCTTCACCGGCACGCGCGTATCAACAAAGGCACCGGCGCGCAGCCGTCGGGTGGCGGCGCAGAGCTTAGACGGCAATGCGCCTGTGTACAACGATATCCCGCAGCTCGCACATGGCGCGGTCATCCCCCCGAACAAAGAATTTCTTGCTGTACTGGGCGACCAGAAGAGCGGAACGAACGTCGAAGCGCCGCTTTCGACCATCAAGCAGGCCGTCATGGAGGCGCTGGCACAGGGCAGCCGCGAGCCCATCAATGTGAACCTCGTTGTGGATGGTAAGACGCTTGCCCGCGTGGTCGTTCCCAACATCAACAACATGACGCGCGCAGCCGGTAAGCCCGTGCTGCTGTACTAACGGGAAAGGAGACTGCAAATGTTTATCTTCGGCTATGATATCGTGCTCGGCCGTCTGGAACGAGTGATCCACCAGCTTGTGGAGCTGCAGACGGCGGAATGATGAAAGAGAGGACTGTGCCGTAATGGGGTTAAAATTCAAAGTCCATATGGACGGAATGGACGAGCTGAAAAAAGCTTTTTCAAAGGCTTGCACGAAAGCTGAACACACGGTTGCGGAAGAGGTGTTGAGTGATACTGCCCCATTTGTTCCAGCGTTGACAAAATCACTTACAAATCGCTCACACGTCGATGGAAACTATGTCGTATACCCGGGGCCTTATGCAAGATATCTGTATCATGGAAAAGTATTGGTAGACCCTAAGATCAACGCCGCAGGTTTTTTAACAGATGAAGGGTGGGAAAGCCGCTATGGTTCAAAGAAGATTGAAATGGACAGAAACCTCGTGTTTAATAAGTCCGTTCATCCACAGGCGCAAGCATATTGGTTTGAAGCATCTAAAGCGCAGAATTTGGAAAAATGGAAACGAGCGGCTGAGAATGTAGCTAAAGAGAATTTCAAAAAATAATGGCGTAGTGCATGTGTCAAAAATGATGGGATAAAAGGAAAGAGAGGACTGCACCGTTTTGTGCAGTCCTCTTTCCTCTTACAGACAATTCAGTTTTTCACAAGCCTTGTCCGACTGAATGCAATCCTTCAACGGACAGGTGAAGCAGCTCTCGCTATATTCGCAAGTGGCCTGCTGTGGTTCCTCACGGCGCGCCGGGGGCATAGCAGCCTTTTTAGGCGGTTCGGCTTTCTCCTTTGACGAGGCGACTTTTTGCGGCGCAGTGCGGCGCTTGTAAGTCGACGGTGACATGGCGAGCTTGTCGATCAGGTCATGTGCTCGGAGACACGGGCTATTTGCGCTCATCTGTTTGCACCTTCTTTCCAAAAAGCTCACGTTTGCGCTCGACGGTCATAGTCGTGCCAATGAGCAGCACCTTTCCGAGCGGCGTTTGCACGACAGGATAGAATCTGTCATTATCGTTCATAGTGTGACCTCCATGCTCTGCATCAGCTCTTTGACGGATACGCCGGATAGAGCGGCGACAAAGGAAAAGCGCGTGCCGCGCTGACGGTAAGCAGCCCCGCAGCACGGGCAGACAAGCACCGTGGCCGCGCTCATCAGCGGCGTCGTGCAGCGGGCGCAGTATAGAAGCTTCATGCGCTTGCCCCCTTACCTGTCAGAAGTTTAATTGCATCTGCATCGTCGAGATCATAAGTTGCGGATCGCATTTCTTTCTGGGCGTGTTCCCTTGCTTTTTCGGCGTCTGCCGTCAGTTGAGCGCGTTTCGCTGTTTCTAAAAAGCACTGCACGCCCGGTGCGTCATAGTGCCCGAGCATCAAGTGATAGTCGCGGATGGCGTTTGCCATTCTATCGTAGACAGAATACAGGATGCGACCAATGAATTCTAAGTCTCTCGATTCGATATTTTTTTGCTCCCTATCAGAAAAATACTGCTCCCAAATATCATAGATCAAGTCTGATCCGTTTTCGAAAGCGGTAAACATGTCGAGCGTTGCATTGTCGACAGTTAGGCGCTCATGTGCGGTAAGCTCAGATAAATAACTCATATTTCCTCCTTGTTTTCTTGGCGGGAGGTCGGTATAATACCGATACCGGCCTCCCTGTGGTGGTTGGTGGTGGCTCCGTGTCTTGCTTTGGTCGGCTGGGACATGGAGCCTTTCTCATGCGATGCTATCTTGATTTTCCGTAGCAGCGGAATGAGAATCAAGCGATTGTTGATCGTTTAATTGCTGACTTAGTAAAGTATCAATCATGTTACAGACTTCCTGTTTTTGCGCATCATTGAGCGTTTTATAAAGTTCTGCTACTAGCTGGGTTTGTGCATCCATTTTGTGGCCTCCTTGTCAATCCTCCTGTGGTGGTTGGTGGCTCTCTGCATCCGGCTTTGGTCGGCGGTGATGCAGAGGGCTTTTTCTTATGCTCGAATCAGCTTCCTGTCTTGCATAGCCGTATCATATAATATCTAACGGTAGATATCAATAGGCGGAAGAAATAAATCTAACGGTAGATATTTGTGGAATTTGTATCTACCGTTAGATTTTAAGGTGTGATATAATTATTTCAAAAACTGAAAGGAGCATCTGATGGGAGAGAAAACCGAAGCGCAAAAAAAGGCTCAGCAGAAATATATGGAAAAGTTTGTCCGCGTGGAGATCAGAATGGATGCTGAAAAGAGAGAAATCATTCAAGCCCACGCAGAAGCCCGCAGCGAGAGCGTGAACGGCTTTATCAACCGAGCCATAGACGAAGCCATAGAGCGTGACGAAAGCGCTCCTGCGGCGTCTGAGGGGTAAGGAGAGGGATAAGCAAAGAGCGGAGGGCGATTCCTCCGCTCTTGCTGCGTTTTGTGAAATGTCTTAAAGGTCGGATTTGAAATCCGAGCCTTTCGGTGCATTGAGGGCCTCATCTGAAATGAGACCCTTGCAACCGTCCGGATCAGGCGCTCACTGCGCCGATTTGAAATCCGGGCAGTGAAGCTCGCTTTGTTTTGGAATTGAGGCGAATTCTTTGTTGACTTTAGAAGAGTGTGGTTTAATAATGTTCTCAAATCGTTGTACGTATGTATGCAATAAATAAGAAATGTTTGCATACTATTGAAAAGTGTTTTATAATATGCCTAGTCTTAGGATTAGGGGTGTATGACTTGCCGAAAAGTATTGATGGCCTTATGCGCTATATGCGAGTTAAAAAACATATCAGTATATCTGGTTCTGCACAAAAGCGCAAACTGCGTAATATGGGGTATTATCACGGCTACAAAGGGTATCGTTTTATCGGCAAATCTTCCAATAGCATTCTGTATACTGACTTTAAGGAACTTGTCGCTATCTATGATTTCGATATGAGGTTAAAGTCATTACTTTACCCTCAACTCATGTTCATTGAAACTGCGCTTAAGAATTATGTCCTTGAGGAGATTCTTAAAGAGAGCAATAGCGATAATTTCAATTATATTTACACAAAACTCCTGACGGATTATACGAGATTTACACCAGGTAGTGATAAACAGAAAAATGCTATAAAGCAACGGCTTGCGGTTAGAGATCGCGTGTACTCGGCTCTAACGCGGGAATATGGAAATAAAAAAGAAGTTGTGCAGCATTTCTATCATAAGGATACGAGTGTACCAATATGGGCGATCTTCGAAGTGTTAACGCTCGGAGAGTTTGGTAACTTTTATTCTTGCTTAAGCTATGGAGTAAGAAGAGAGGTTTCTATTAAACTCGGGTTTCATCAACCGTCAGACTCGGACGCTTTTTTGACGAAGAAGATTATTTTTGCAATCAAGGAATTGAGAAATGCTGTTGCACATAACGATGTCATTTTTGACACGAGATTTTCGAGATCTAGCATTGATAAATCACTATCGAGTTCCCTTGAGATTGTAACAGGGATTAAGAGTATCACGTTTAAGAGTATTACCGATTATATTATACTAGTGGTATACTTGCTCAAGTGTTTTGGGGTTCCTAAAGGCGATATGCGAAGGTTTGTGGCAGAGTTTCAGGACAATATCGAAACCTTACGCAAGCAAATACCGACGAGCCTCTTCGCAAGAATTGTACTGACTGATACAAGACCAAAGTTGAAAAGCCTACAAGAGTATATCCGAAAGTGATGCTATTTTTGTTACATTGTGTGAAAAAAAAGCTTGAATATTATAGTGTCCTTATGTATAATCTAAATAGGAATAGCGGTGTATCTCTTCGGAGTACACTTGGGGAGGTTGGATGCGTCCGACCTCCTCTTTCCATTCGCCCCTCCAATTATGCTATTATGCGATAGCGGAATTCAACAATAATTCAACTCCATTACAAAAAGTTCAACTATTTTACTCGACGATATAAAACGGCGGATTCAAAAAACGTAGTAATATCAATACTTTGCGCGACATTACGTCACGATAGCAAACGACTTGTTTGGAACTCATAACCCGGAGGCCGTAGGTTCGAGTCCTGCCTCCGCAACCAGAAAAGTCCT